CCATTACGAAATATAGCATTGGGGTTTGAGTTCAGAAGTTCATCTGCAATTTTGTTTAATAATCGGGAGGCTTTTTCTGTTACCCGACTACGTAAGTTATCACTAGCCATCCAACCGTTCCTACAAGAGCTGCAATTATACCTGTTCCCCAGCCAAGTAGCTGGTCGGTTCTTCTTTGGGCCATTTTTTGGACCATACCATGAACTTCATTAATCATCATTTCTAAGCGATCAACTTTTTTATCTAAGCCTTCTATGTTATTTGCCATAGATTTATATCGCTCTGCACACAAATCAACATGTGCTTCTAAACTCTTTTTTTCGATTGGTGCTGTGTCTACCATCGTAGTCTTTCTAATTCCTTTATTGAAAGTATTTATTTGATTTACATGATATCAGGTACTGGCAAATCATCTAATAAAGTGAACATTATATTTTGATTTTCACCTGTAGCGAGTAAATAAGGCATGAGAAATCCTTCTTTGTGTGTTTCTCCTAATCCAACAATCATTGGCACACCGTGTACATCTGCTTTTAATAGGCCAAGTTTGTCGTTACCGTTATTATAGATACCTTCGTGTTCAATTTTAAAATGAAACTGCCATACCTTTTTATCTTCGCGTGTCATTATTACAGGATTTGATATATCGATTGTTTGTGTTTTTAAACTAACAACTTGTAATATAGTTTCCCAATTGCGTTGCTGATTACGACTGTAGTTCCAATCGTCAAGAGTAGATATTTTATGGCCTACTGCATTTACAGTGTCTGGTTGTAACTTTCTGTAACTTTTTGTGCCAGTTGGAGTGCAGTCAAAGTAGGTTACTACATCAATTATTTGCATTGCGTAAACTCCAATACACTTGTAGTTTATCAAGCATTTCTCTTAGAGCAGGATCGTTAGCACTTTCTGCTACTATCTCAGTGAAATCTTTTGAAATTGAATGAACGTCTGGCTTTTTAATTACAAGTTCACGTTCGGTGCTATTTTGACGGCGTCTATAGACTGTATTGCCTTTATCAGGACTTTCGTATATCCATTGTACCTTATGCATAGGGTCGTCCAAATAATTTATCATGCAAATATTTAGTCGTAAAAAAACCCTAGTTAATAAAAACTAGGGTTTTGTATTTTTTAATAGTTAACTAAAATTATGCTAACTTGAAGTTACCTGAAGTAACGTCTGAACCTCTACAGTCAATGCTGTTTGTACCTGCAGCTGTTAGTGTTCTAATAGCGGCCTGCAATGTTGCTGTTGTGTATGCGGCTGTTGGATAAATTCCTAGTGAAATTTGACCAGTTGAGTCATCTTCAACTTGGTAGATGTAAACACCTGCGCCACCGTTGTTGATCTTTTGTAAAATTGCTTCTACTGCACCGTTTGTACCAACTTCAGCTTGTAAGTCTTGAGCAGCGTTTGAGTTGTTTTCAATGATTGCTTTAAAAAAGTCTAATTTTGGACCAGTAAAGTTAACTGGTGCTGATGCTGCTAATGCACCGGATAAAGATCCGTTAGCTGTATCAATGTGGAATACCTGTTGAGCATTACCGTGGGTTCTTGTAAATTCTGCCATTTTAATCTCCTATATCTAATGGTGGAAACGATTGTTCGGTTCCTACTTTTATTTAGCAGATATTGAGGATTTTTTACCGCTTGTTAGCGTCTTTTAACAGTTTTTGTTCTACGTAAAAATTCGTAAAATTCATTTTGTAGGCCTGATTTACGCATCTGTAACATGAGTCTATCACGGATGACATTTTTGTCTCTTGGTACAATACGTTGCCAGTTTGCAATTTGTCTACGCATCTGTATTAAAGGTGCTGGCAAGTAATCATTCATGTTGCGTTGTAACATAAGCATCATGTAACTGTAATCACTGTTTTGAAAGTCACGTTTTGCAATAGCACGAAGATTACGTTTCAAACGCAATTCTGGAATAGTAATAACAACATCTTGTGCAATGCGATCTTTAAACTTTACTGGTTTCATTATCATTGCGATAATATTATACAAGTCTGGCTGACTGGTTCTAAAGCCAGGCCAATTTTGCAACTTCATTATATTCTCAGACACACGTGCCGCATATGCTGGATCACTGTTTGCTAGTATCTGCAACGCTAACAGTTGCTCAAACAACTGCTCACCTAGTTGACTTTGTTTTAATCCGTTAAGTTGTCTTGGTGTTCTATATGCTCTGCTTTCGCTCAACCAATTAAATGCAATCTTATCCTTCTCAGTGTTTTCACTTAGGCCTTTCACACGTGCAATAGCATTCCATCTTTGACTTACAGTGTCAACCCATTCCCATTTGTCGCCTGTAAATGCACTTACACCTTTTACAAATATATCCCATTCGCCTCTGTGGATGTCATTATCATCTAAATGACGAGAAATTTTGTATTCGAGACCATTGTGTGTCATCAAGTATGCACCAGGCTCTTTAGGATGCTTTTTAGTAGCACCTTCAGTTACAACTGTGCTTTCGCCGATGTAGGCTTTAATTGTTTTGATACCTTGAAACTTATATGCTTGAAGTCTGTGATTTCCATCTAACAGATATCCATTGTCACCTATTACTACAGGTGGAAATTTTGTGGTGTCTGCTTTTTTATATTTTTCAATGTTGGCTTGACTCATACCATCGCTTTTTACTGCTGTTGGTATCTTATCAATTTGTATATCTTTAAGTTTAAAACCCTTATGAGATAGAACATATTTTGACCAGTCTGAACTTGGATCAGGTGCACCTGTATGTGTGCCTTGCATTTCCTTTGACAATTTTGCCAGCATTTGCTCTGATGACATCATTTGTCCTGTACTTTCTTTCACACCTGTACGTACAGTTTTACGTGGCATTTCATAACGTGTGCCAATTCTGAAAGGCGAGTCTTCAACTGCAAATACTCTGTTTGGCGTATCAAAATCTTTTTTACGCATAACTGTTTTCGCAATAAGATCAAGTTCATCGTTGTCTTTGTCTAATACTAGTGCAAAAGGCACATTGATATCTGTTTGTAAGTCACGCATTACTGCTTCACTGTCTGGACCCATTTGTGCAATAGGTTTGCCATAACGTTTACGTTCTTGCTTGAACAAACGTGTAAGTTCAGCAGGCACTATTGGTTTAGCATTGCGTTCACTGTTTACTCTGTCTTTAAAATGTTTTGTAAACTCCACATCGATACCAACGTCTGCAAAGATTCTATCTGCAAATGTTTCTAGTTGTTGTATATCTACTGCGGTTACACTCATTAACTTAACTTTTTCTTTATCCATAATACTAACGCATAAACTGCGATTGCGTATACTGTTGCTATGCCTACGTCAACTAGGTGTTCACGCATATGATATATAAATTGTATTCCTGCTTCTGCATCTGACATTATGATACTCCCGGGTTATTGGCTGCAAAATTTACTCTGCTAAATTTATCTCTATCAACTAACTTTATACCATCTCCAACATAGCCTTCATGCCCAGGCACACCTTTAATATTTGCTTGGACATCTTGTTCTTGATTATCTAGTGCTTTGATAAGTTGATCTTTTAATAGTGCTATATTTACAAATGTGCTAAACAATGCACTAACTGCACCTGTGTTTTCATTCATCCATTCGATTATTCTCGGTGCTTGAGTCGGTATCTTCTGTGTCACCCACGGACCAAAATCTTTGATCATGTTAGTAAATCCACCTTGCCTTACTTTAAAATTAATATACTGCTTCATCAACTTTGGTGTGCTTGTAATTCTTCTACGTGTGAGTTCTTGTGGTGATAAAAAAGCATCTATTGCTGGAGCATATTCGTTGTATGCATCTTGTATTTTTATTACTAGTCCTTTGTCTAATTCGATTGCACTTCCTGTGTCTTTCATTGTGCTATCTAAGGCTAGTACTCCTGGAACTTTATCAAGAACACGTGTGGTTACCGGACGTACTGTACCCTTAGGTTTGTCAATTTCTGTATGTACTGCAATACCAACATCACTATTTCCTATTGCTTTTCCTAGGGGTGTATCATCACTTACACGATATGTAACTTGATTCGGAGTAAACACATATGCACCATTTTCAACTGGCGGTGTTGCTCCGTACAATAAATCTGCTTGTACAAATCCTCTAAAATGTTGTGGAATCGTACGTTGTAATAAAGGAAAAAGTTTTTGATACATGCCAATTAGATCTGTGTAGTCACCTTTTCTATTGCTGAACACCCTTGCCATATCTCTTGCACTAGTAGCAAGTCCATTATAGCCAGTTGCAACAAATCCGCCCTTGTCTGTTAATATAAACTGTCCGCTATCATCACGTCCAAATACTATAGCCGGTTTACCATCCCATTTGATAGTGTTCACTTTTGCTGGTTCCTCTGCACTGCGTTTTATTCCATCCAGTGCTTGTTTTATACCTTTAGAACCATAGTCAAAAACTAAATCTTCTGGGTGTTCGATACGTGCACCTTCTGCAAGATAAGGTTTGTATGGTGAACGATTGTCAGTAACAACTTCCATGCCTTGGTTTACAATCCTATCACGCAGTCTTGCAAGCCAATCACTACCGCCTTCTTTGATGCTTTCAAATTGTAATCCTTCACGTTCAGCATAGCCACGAAAGTCTGCTAACTTTGCATCTTTATCTGGATCATTCTGTAACGCACCAAGTATTGCTTCAACACTGAACAGGTCTTTTTCTGTAGCACCTTTGTTAAGGATGTACTTTGCAATTTGTTCTGGTTGATCTGTAATAAAATTGTTATCAAGTCTGCTTAACAATCCTGAGTTTGGTGATAATTTATATCCTGCGGCCTTAGCAATTGAATTCATTAACACATTACGTGTTACACCTTTGTAAGTACTAGCTGGATCAGCTCTCATTAGAAACTTTGAAAAGTCTGGCTTTTGTACAAACATGAAATCTGTTTGTATATAACCATTATCTTCACGTCCGTTGATTGGCGCTTTGAAGTGTACGCTAACTCCTGATTTACGTATCCATTCTGTAGCAGTAAAACCATGGGATTCGGCCCACTTGGTAAGTTTTGCCACAAGGTCATCTTTGCTTATTGTTTTAGGATCAACTGCTAGATCTAAGTCACCAGATGTTGGTTTCTGTCCAGTACTTCCGAGCATGTTATCCATAAGTGGCAACCCAGTAAGTTGTTCTAACCACTGTACTGTTGGCTTGACATCTGTCTGATTTATTCTTGTTGTTGCTATAGCACCGTCAGCATCCTTGAAGACGTTGCCACCTTCTTTGATATACATTACGTCACCGCGTTCAAGTATGCTAGTACTTGTTTTTTTGTTGCTGGATCTTTGTTAATTTGTTGTGCTAATGACATTACAGGATCATCACTGGCTATCTTTTTTAGATCTGGCATCTTTATACCAGCAGTTTGAAATGCTTGTTGCATAACTGCACCATCAACACCTTGTGTTGTTAACCATTGTGCAATTTGAACACTATCAGTTGGTTTGCCGGCTTTTGTCCATGCTTTCATAAGTTTATCAGCAGTAACTTTGGTTGTGATATTAGTTCCAACTTGACGTGCTTTCTGTCCTAGCTTGGTGACACCTTTGCCAATTTGCTTTTTTAAATTTGAAAGCATGCCTGGTGCTTCCATAAGATTTTGTTTATATGCAACTGCAACAAATAGTTTTGCGATTTGATCTTCTGACAACACGTTTGTATTAGTTCTATGGCCACTTTGAAAAGCCATCGACTTTCCGCGATTTGATAACTGTTGTGCAGTTGGTTTAATCCTTGTGGCAGCCGCTTGATCAAATTTTTCGGCGGCTCCGTCTACATTTGTTGTTAACCATTCCTTAGCCTCGGGACTCATTGCTTCTGTGCCCGGAAACAGTCTGTTGAATTCTTCTATTTGTCCTGGGTCTGTAATTGGAATGTTACCTCTTACAACAATTCCTTCTCCTGTACCACCTGGTGCAACTAGATCTGCTTTTGCTTTCATGTCTGCAACACTATTATCAACGTTGCTTTGTACATTTCCACCTTGTGCAGTTGCACCGCCATCAATATGCGACTGTAATTGTGAATTGTATTGATCAATTACATCATCTGGTATTGCATCTTGATTTTGTAAGTTAAGTATACCGTCCATTTGTTCAGTAGATAACTGTTGTCCAGGTTGGAAATCTGCTAGGTTTAAGCCAGCTTCATCATACATAGGTCCTAGTTGCACATTATACTGATCAATAACATTCTGAGGTATACCATCTTGATTTGGTAAATCCTGTATCATATTCATTTCTGCAGTTGATAGTTTACCATCAAAGTCTGCAACAATATCATCGATGCTTGTACTACCTGCTATACCATCTATACTGTTTCCGCCTCCAGCAAATGCGCCTTGTTGTGATCCACCAGTATCTACTGCGGCATCTGCGCCAGCTACGTCTGCGGCTGTTTCACCACCACGTACTAGATCACCAAGTGTACTTGCACCTGCGGCTAATGCACCAGTTTTACCTGCACTGTATAATGCACTTCTAACATCTTTACCCTGTAACAGTTGATCAGTAAGTTTAAACAAACCTAGTGCGGCTGCACCACCTAAACCAGCTCCACTTACACCAGCACCGGCAATCAGTGCGGCATATAAAAAGCCTTGCATGATTGGATGTTTTTCTGCAAATTGTCTGTACTTCTTAACAACTTGCATCACACGGCCTTCGTCGCCGCCTGCACTTTGTTTCAGTTTTTCAGCGGCTGCATCATACTTTTGTGCAAAGCCTTCCATCGGTCCTGAGTTATAAATTTTCGCCTTTAGATCATTGTAAGGCTTCATTACTACTTGATCAATTTTGTCCTTGGCTTGTCCGATACCTGTTCTGTTTGAACCAGCGTCAGTGGCAGTTTTTTCTATTGTAGCAAATAAACCTTGTATCTGTTGTGGACTTAAGGCTGCTTCTTTTAGTTGATATCCTACATTTTCCCAAACAAGATATGTGTTCTTACTTTCCTTGTCAAGGCTTTCTAATAGCACATGTCTTGTTTCATAATTTTTAAACTCTGTTATCTTCATGAGATTGCCTTCTTGAGCTTTTGCTTACTAGCAGGATCAAGATTATCTATTTTAGATACTGTACCTGCTGATGCTTTTTCAATTGCTTTCCTAAGATTTTGCATTTTAGGATCATTTAGGTCAAGTTTTTGTCCGCCTATCTTTGCAGTGTTTACACCTGTGTTCTTGCCAACATTTTGTGCAGTCTTTGTTGGTTTTTGTTGAGCTTGATTCATGCCTTGTTTTACTGCACTAGTCTTTTTCTTTTGTCCTGGTACTTGCGTTGGAGTTTGTTTTTTGTTAGCACGCCGATCTCTTTGATATTGGGCACTTGTGGTTTGACTCAGTTGTCCTGCTACTTTACCACCTGTCTTTGTACGTTTTGCTACAGGTTGTGTACCGCCTGCGGCTGGTGTTGTAGCAGTAGTGGCTTGTGTACCTTGTTTTGCAGGAGGTTGTGTAGTAGTTTGTTTCTTAGCATTTGCCTGAGCATCTTGTTGTGCTTGTGTACCTAGTCTATAATTGTAACTGTTGGCACCGGCAACACCTTTGCCAAACTTTTTTAAGGCAGTGCTTATTCCGCCTGGCTGTTTTGTTTGTTGTGCTTGAGCCTGTGGTTGTGCTTGTGCTTTAGGTTGAGGTGCTTTGTAATCTTGCCCAGCAACTGCTTTTTGTGTTTGTTGTTTGCCTTGTTGGAATGCATTGCCTAGTGCATTAACACCACGCTTGGTAGCACCTTTGATCTTTTGTCCTGCACCCGTGACCGCACCAACACCTTGTCCAATCTTCTTAGTAATGGCTTTCGTGAAATCGCCAATTTCATCTAGCAGTTCTTCTTGTAACTGTTGTTCTGTTAATTTATTTGTCATTGGCTCTCTTTACTGATCGCGAAAACTTATTTGGATCACGCAAACGAATTGCGTTTAGCAATTTGCGTTGTAAATCTTCACTTTGTTCTTTGTCATACATAGAATCAATCTGCTCCATTAGACGTATAGCACTTGCAATTACATTACTTGCACGACTTTCTACAATGTATCCACGCTCTTGTTTCTTAGCATAGCGTTCTGAGTAGATGCCGTCTAATTCTTCAAAGATGCTTCTCGTCTTTTTTTGCATAACTTTGTTCCTTTGCAGTATTTAGCAGTTTTTTAACATATTCTTAATGCTTGAAATATTTATAGTAGCATAGATTCTGTAGTAAATATACCTATTAAGGCATCTTTAGGCAAACATAGGCAAACATGAA